AGAAGTTAAAGCTAACTTTGTTAAAGACTTTAAGAACCTCGTTCGTGGTCGCTACCAAAATTTGCTTGATTCTAAAACAGACGGAACTGGTTCTGACGCTGGCTTGACTATCCCACAAGATATCCGTACAGCTATCAATACATTGGTTCGTCAATACGATTCATTGCAAGAGTATGTAAACGTTGAAAACGTAACTACTCTTACTGGTTCTCGTGTTTACGAAAAATGGGCTGAAATTACTGGCCTATCTAAACTTGATGATGAAGCTGGTCAAATCGGTGCCAATGACGATCCAAAACTTTCTCTTATCCGCTACGCTATCAAACGCTACGCTGGTATCTCAACAGTAACTAACAGCTTGCTTGCTGATTCTGCTGAAAACATCCTTGCTTGGTTGTCTGGTTGGATTGCTAAGAAAGTTGTTGTTACTCGTAACAAAGCTATTTTGGATGTGATTGCTACACTCCCAACTAAACCAACATTGGCTAAATGGGATGATATTATCGACCTAGAAGCTAAAGTTGACCCAGCAATCAAACAAACTTCATTCTTCTTGACTAACACTTCAGGTTTTACTGCCCTTAAGAAAGTTAAGAACGCCATGGGTGATTACCTCATGGAACGTGATGTTAAATCACCAACTGGTTACTCAATCGATGGTTTTGCAGTTAAGGAAGTTTCTGACCGCTGGCTTGCTAACGGTACTGGTGGAGCTATGCCACTTTACTTTGGTGACTTGAAACAAGCGGTAACATTGTTTGACCGTCAACACTTGTCATTGCTCTCTACTAACATCGGTGGAGCATTTGAAACTGACACTACTAAAGTACGTGTTATTGACCGCTTCGATGTTGTTAAAACGGATGAAGAAGCGTTTGTGCCAGCGTCATTTAAAGCGATTGCTGACCAAAAAGCTAACCTTACTGCTGGAGCTTAATTAGGAGGTAAGCAATGAGTGTATCTAAGGAAACCATCATGCAGACCCTCAATCTGGATGAGACAGACGACACTGCACTCATTCCAGCTTACATTGAATCGGCTCAACAGTACATTATCAATGCAGTCGGTAGTGATCCAAAATTCTACGACCTTGACAGTGTGGAATCTTTGTTTGACACGGCTGTAATAGCCCTCGCAAGCTCATATTTCACCTACAGAGTCGCTTTAACCGACACAGTGACTTATCCGATTAACCTAACTTTAAATAGCATAATCGGGCAATTAAGGGGATTATACGCAACGTACAGTGAAGAAAGAGGTGACTAATGCCTAAAGTTAGATATTTACCCTCAGACTTTCGCTTTAAAGCTGATTTTGGCACATACCAAAGCACCCCTAACAAGTTTACGGGTGTGAGCGTGCCAAAGTTTGTGAAACAGTTTACGCTGCACTATAAGCCACACACTCGCACACTCAATCAAGAGTATTTGGCCCAACAAAATGGCGAAAGTGATACAAGAGTGATTGTTATTCGACACAATGCCAAAGTGGTAGAAGGTCAAGTCGCTGTTTTAAATGGCACCCAATATGATATTGTGCGTGTTAGCCCAAATGAAAACTTTGGACTTAACCGCTACGACTTTCTGACTTTGAGAAAGCATAAGAAAGTTGGGTGATGGCTTATGGTAGGGCTTGACAAAGCACTAGAGGGCTGGCTTGAAACGGTAGCCAGTATTGGCGATATCACTCCAGCGGAACAAGCGAAAATTACAACCGCTGGCGCGAAAGTGTTTCAAAAGGAACTGGAAGAAGTTACTAGGGAGAAACACTACTCAAATAAAAAAGATTTGAAGTATGGACACATGGCTGACGGTTTATCTGTCCAATCAACTAACGCTGACGGCAGAAAGAACGGTGTGGCAACCGTAGGCTGGAAAAACAATTACCACGCACAAAATGCCAGACGATTAAATGACGGCACCAAGAAATACCGTGCTGATCATTTCGTTACCAATGTCCAAAACGATAGCAACGTTCAAAAGAAAGTGCTATTGGCAGAAAAAGAGGAATATGAAAAACTGATTCGAAGAAAAGGAGGAAAGTGATTAAGTGTTAGCAACCGTAAAACTAAAAGAGCTAATTGACGGCAAAGAATTTGGTGAAATAAGCGAAGTTTATGCAAACAACTTGCCTAAAGAGCTCGAAGAAAACACCGATAAGACAATCGTTTTGCTCACTGAAAGCAATCCGTCTCTTGATTTAAGTGGGAATAATACCTTTTTCGGAAAAACAGATAGAGTGGAAGTCCAGATTTTTTACAAGGCTGACATCGATTTTGATATCGAAGCCT